CGCTCCAAGGAAGCGCGCACGCGAGGACCTGATCCCGATGCGCCACAGAACAAGCCGAGCACCAAGCGCAGACGCACACGCGGGGCGAGCTACACCTGCAACCGCGGGCGTCCGACGGACTACACCGACGACCTGCTGAAAGCGGTCAAGCTCATGCTGCAGGGCGGCGCCACGGTCCCCGAGATTGCCAATGCGCTCGACGTCAGCCATGAGACCGTCCACATGTGGATGATCCATCACCCTGAATTTGCTGACGCAATTCGCAGGGGCCGTGATCAGGTCGACGATCGTGTCGAGGCCTCGCTGTATCAGCGCGCCGTCGGCTACAGCTACTGGGCCGAGAAAGTGTTCGCCAACGGCACGCGGATGAAGGTGCTCGAGCACGTTCCGCCCGATCCGGGCGCCGCGGCCAAGTGGCTGGCGAACCGGCGCCGCAGCGCGTGGTCGGACAAACTAGACGTCAACCTGCAGGCCGATGTCCATACGACGGGCGACGTCGATTTCCGCGCGCTGGCGATGCAGGTGCTGGTGCTCATGCAACAGGCAGGACGAACACCGGATGACACCGACGATGCAGGGGAATGACACGTTCGAAGCGCTGAGCAGCCCGGCGTTCCCGGGCCAGATACGGCGGCGCGCTTGGCGCTGGCTGATCCGCCCGGTCACGGCCTACGACAAACTCTGGGTGGAGCGCGCGAAGGCCTACTGGCTGCTGCAGGAGAAGCGGTTCGGCGTCGAGTTCGACATGTTCACCATGACGCTGGACGCCGAGAGCGAGGCTGTTGTCACCTATGCCCGGGTCAAGCGCCTCCTGCCCGGCCGGCGCGTCCCGCAGCGTCGGCATGAGGCGCCGTTGATCCGCCAATGACGCAGCCCGTCCTGCCCACCCTCGAGGCGCTGGAAGAGCTCCTCCGCTCGATGCCGGCCAAAGCGCTGGGCGAGCTGCGTGAGAAGCTGAAGCCCATTACCAAGGTGTGGACGTCACAACCCGGTCCGCAGACCGAGGCGTTTTTCACTGAGGCCGACGAGACGCTTTACGGCGGTTCCGCGGGCGGCGGAAAGACAGACCTGCTGATCGGGCTGGCGACCACGGCGCACAAGCGCAGCCTCCTCTTCCGTGCCCAGTCCAAGGACTTGGACGGCCTGTGGGAGCGTCTGCTCGAGGTGGCGGCGACGGTTGCGTTGTCGAATGACAGCAACAAGAAAAAACTGCGCACGGTCGACGGGCGGCTGATCGAGGGCGGCCACCTCGAGAAGCCGGGCTCCGAGCGTGCATGGCAGGGCCGACCGCACGATTTCATCGGCTTCGACGAGGCGGCGCAGCTCGACGAGCTGAAGGTCGAGTTCGTCATTCGCTGGCTGCGATCGACCGACCCGAAGCAGCGCAAGCGTATCGTGTTCGCCACGAACCCGCCGATACCGGAGATCAGGGACGGCGTCATGGTCGACACTGGCGTTGGCGATTGGCTGTTGCGCTGGTTTGCGCCATGGCTCGATCCGCTGTTCCCGATCCCGGCAGCGTCGGGCGAGCTGCGCTGGTGCTACATGGTCGCCGAGGGCGATCGGCTCGTGACGATCTGGGTTGATGGCCCGGGCTGCTACGATCTGGTGACCGGAGAGCTCGTCGAGGACGCGACGCAGGACGACATCGACAACGGCGCCGTGGTCGTGGCGCGATCGCGCACCTTCATCAAGTCGCTGCTGAAGGACAACCTCTTCCTGAAAGGCACTGGCTACGCCGAGAAGCTGTCCGGCACGGCTGAGCCTCTGCGATCCATGCTGCTGCTTGGCGACTTCACCGTGCGCGGAGAGGACCACCCGTATCAGGTCATTCCGACGCAGTGGGTGCTGATGGCGCAGCAACGGTGGCCGGAGCGCCGGCAGGAGTTCGCGCATCGCCAGCGCATCGACGAGCCGCTGCCGCAGCAGCTGGTTCGCTTCGCCGACGTCGCGCAGGGCGGCATCGACACGACGGTCATCGCCGATCTGTACACCGAGGACTTCTTCGGCGAGCTGCTGACGAAGCCCGGTCGGGACACACCTGACGGACCGGCTGTCGAGGCACTGCTGCTCGCCGGACGATACGACAACGCGATCATCGGCCTCGACGGCACCGGAGGCTGGGCCGGCGACACGATGCGGACGCTCAAAGAGCGGCACAACATCGACTGTGAGCTCGTTGTCTCGTCGAGGGGGTCGAGCGGCTGGACACCGGACCTGCGCTTCAAGTACGCCAACATACGGACCGAGATATGGTGGGAGTTCCGCGAGGCTCTGAACCCTGACAGCCTGCACCGGATTGCGCTGCCGCCGAGCACGCGCTTGCGAGCGCAGCTATGCGCGCCGCACTGGAAGCCGAAGGGAAAGGAGATGTACATCGAGAGCAAGGACGATCTGCGCGCTCGTCTTGGCTCGTCGACAGACGAGGCTGACGCCGTCCTCGGGGCGTGGCACCTGCGCGAGTTGGCGCTGACACGCCCGGGGGTTCGCCGTCGGCGCGGAGGCGTGCTCGACATGGTCGAGAGGCTGAACGGCCGCGACCCGGACGCGCTTCTAGGCCAGCCGGTCGAGATGGAAGACCCGTTGAAAGGCTGGTGATCATGAGCCGCGCATCGTCGATCAGGATAGCAACGGCGACGCTCCGCGACGTCAGTTTCGTGCTGGCGAACCTGCGGCCGCTGGACGACATCGAACTCCGTTGTCAGCTGCCGGACGGAACCAAGATGCACGAGGTCGCATATGGGCTGCTCATGGCTGGCGACGCCTTCGCCGCGCTGGACGGCGACCAGCCGGTCATGGTGTTCGGTACGAACTTCATGACGCCGGCGTGCCGCGGCGTCTGGGCACTGGGGACGCCGCGCGCCAAACGCGCCATCCCGGAGGTCACGCGGTTCATGACGGGAGAGTACGCTGACGCGCTCAAAGCGGCCGGCGTGCTGTCGCTGGAGGCGCGATCGCACGTCGGCCACACGGCAGCTCACCGCTGGATGCACTCCACAGGTGCAGTGCGAGTAGACCCTTGTTTTCCTTATGGAAAGAACGGGGAGATGTTCTTCGTTTTTCGCTGGACACGCGACGCGTTTCTGCGCAGAACGTAGCCGTGGCCAAACCGCAGGTGTCTACATGATCGGGCTCGTCGCCGCCCTCGCATACGCCCTGACAGCGTTTATCGCCTTGCTGGTCGCTGCCGCCCTCTCCGGCAATGCCACCGCAGCGGTCTGCGTCGGGCTCAGCGCGGGGGCGGCGTACGCCTTTCAGATAGTCGAGGACGGGCGCACGACGCCCGACATGGCGCCCGCGCAGGTGGCGCTGTGGGCGTTTTCGCTGCTCTTCTACGGCGCCGGCGTCGCCATCATCCTTTTCAGGTGACCAGACCATGTGCTTCAAGACGCCGAAACCGCCCGCCGTCCGACCCGCCCCGCAAAAGGACGTGAACGCGTCGCTCGTGCAGGACAGCATCCGGCGGGCGTCGATGCAGCAAGGCGTTTACGACAACATCAGCACGAGCCCGCTCGGCGATAGCGAGTACGGCACGAACGCGCGCAAGCTGGCGAAGCTGGGCGGACGATGATCGTCAAAGACCTAATCGACGAGTGGACCGGCCTGTCCAACGATCGGCTGCCATGGGAAAAGTACTGGCGTGGCATTGCCAGCTATGTCCTGCCGCAGACCGAGGGCTTCGACCGAATGCTGTCGAGCAACGCTGACGCCGCGGTGTCCAGCGTTGTCGGCACCCCGGTGTCGGCGGAGAAGTCAAAAGACCTGTACGACATGACGTCGCTATGGGGTATCGAGCGGCTGACGGCCGGCCTCCTGTCGCTGAAGACGCCCGAGACCGATACGTGGCACACGCTCGGGCTCGACAGCCTGTTCGGAGAGGAGCCCGGGTATCAGGAGAAGGTGTCGCTCGAACGCCTGACGAACTACCTGTTCGCCGTGCGATCGAACCCGAAGTCGAACTTCTGGGGCGCGCACCGAGCGGCGCTCAAATCCATGTGCGCGTTCGGCGACGGCTTCATGTTCATCGAGCAGATCGACGGAGCCGGCGCGAGACACCCGTACCGCTACGAGCATGCCCCGATCATCGAGTGCTTCCCGTCGGTCGGGCCGGATGGCCGTCTGAACCGAATGTTCCGCGTGTTCCGCTGGTCGGCTCTTCAAGTGGCGACGAAGTGGCAGAGCATGCCGAATGCGACGCTCCCGCCGCGGGTTATCGAGATGGCGAACGACCCGCAGAAGCGGCACCAGACCGTTCGCGTCCTGCACGCCGTCAAGCCGCGCGATGACACGCAGCGTAACCGTATCGGCGTGCGCGGCGCCGCTTTCCAGTCCCATTTCTGCCTGCCGGACGAGATGCACCACATCGGAGAGGGCGGCTTCTACGAGTTCCCCTTCCACCGCTATGCGTGGGCCGACACCGGCGCCCGTCCGTTCAGCGAGGGGCCGATCGCCTATGCCATGGGCGAGGTGAAGTCGCTGCAGGAGATGGCGAAGAACGAGCTGATAGCGATCCAGTCAGCGATCCGCCCGGCATACGCCATCGCGGGGAAGAACTTCACCCGGCTCAACCTCAATCCGGGCGCCGTGAACCCGGGTCTTATCTCGCAGGACGGCGCGCAGCTGTTCGCCGCGATGAACAGCGGCGTTCGCCCGGACTTTTCGCAGGCCGTTATGGAGGCACGGCGCGGCAACGTCCGCGAAATGCTTTACCTGAACCTGTGGCAGGCTCTCCTGCAGAACGTCGACGAGACGGCGACGCAGGCGCTGCTACGGGCGCAGGAGAAGGGCGAACTTCTCGGCCCGGTCGGCATCTCGCTGAACGGCGGGCTGTCCATGATGGTCGATCGCGAGGTCGGCGTCCTGTCGCGCAAGGGCGCCTTCGAAGAGGGCAGCCCGCTCGAGATGCCGGAAAGCCTCGTCGGCCGCCAGATCACGCCGACGTTCAATTCGCCGATGGACCGCTTGCGGCGCGCCAGCAAGGTCGTCGGCATGTCGCGGCTGCTCGAGTTCGCCATGCCGCTCGAACAGCTGATCCCGGGGTCGGTGTCCGCGCGCCTCGACGTCGACGAGATGCTGGAGACCGCGCAGGACGTTCTGGGCGCTCCGACCAAGACCCTTCGCGACCGCGCGCTGGCGCAGGCCGATCGTGACGCCAACGCCAGCACGATGCAGGCTGCCGCGGCCATGGACACGATGCAGCGCGGCGGCGAGGCAGCGCGCGCCATCGGCGAGGGCGGCGCCGCGCTGACGGCCGGCGTCGACGCGCTCGCCGGCTCCGGCAAGCTGCAGCGCCTGCTTAACAGCGCGCCGGCCATCGCCGAGGCCGCCCAACGCGGCGCCAATGTCGGAGCCCGCCGGTGAGCTTTGCCACGATCGACGACGTGTTGGCGCGTGGCGTTCCGCGCAACGACACGACACGGGACGCCCGGCTCGTGGCGGCTTACGAGGCCTTTATGCGCGGCGCGGCGTCCCGCGAAGACGCCGAGCTGATCCTTGTCGACCTTGCCGTGCACAGCGGCTACTTCCACGTTTCCGAGCGCAGCTCCAGTGGGACGGAGATGGCCTACGACGCGGGTTCGCGGGCTGTTTTCGCCCGTATCATGTTCATGCTCAACCTGCCTATGGACCGCATAGCGGACCTCCAACGGGCCTTGACGGCGACGACGCCGTTGTACACACAGGAGTGAATTATGGCCGACGAGAACGGACCCTTGGACGACACGACCGACCCGCTCACCGCGGACACCGAGACTGTTGCCAGCAAGGACACCCAGAACGGCGGTAACGGCGATGGCGGGGCGGATGAACGGTCTCAAACCCCGCCGCCGGCAGACCCTTTCGCGGACCTCCCCGAAGACACCCGTGAATGGCTGAAGAAGCGCGAGGTCAAGGACCCGCTTGCGGCTGCGAAGCTCGCGCACGATCAGGCCAAGCTGCTCGGAAACGCGATCCGTGTCCCGGGCAAGAATGCGACCGAGGAAGAGCGCAACGAGTTTCTGAACAAGCTCGGGCGCCCTGCCGAGGCCGGCGGCTACGAGTTCAAGGTCCCGAAAGACCTGCCCGAGGAGATGCCTTACGACGCCGAGCGCGCCGGGCGTTTCCGTGACGCGGCCCACAAGATGGGCCTGTCGCAGGAGCAGGCCGCAGGGCTGCACGACTGGTTTGCGTCTGAGATGCTGGGCGAGTTCAAGACGTCCGGCGAAAAGCTGATGGCGCAGACCGAGGAGCGGGCCAAGGCGGAGACCGACAAGCTCGTGAAGCTGTGGGGACCGCTCGACGGCCAGACGGCCCGGGCGAACCTCGAGCTTGCGGACAGGTTCATCAATCTGGCCGGCGGGCCCGCGGCGCTTGCAGAGATGCAACGTGCCGGGTTCATCGGCCCGAACAAGGAAATCCTGTCGGAGCCGCTTGCAGTCATGTTCGCGAAGGCGGGGCAGGCCATCTTCTCCGAGGACAACATCCTCAAGGGCCGGGCCGACCAGCTCAACAATCCGTTCGCGGATGGCGAGCACTTCAACATGACGACGCAGTCGGTCATGATTAAAAACGACCGCGATAGGGCAATCAGCCTGATCTACGCCGCCGGCAAGAAGCCCGCGGACTTCGGGCTGAAGGAATAAGGAACGACTACCATGTCTGAGGTCCGCCTCGCTGACGTCTACACGCCCGACGTGTGGGACAACTACATGTTCAAGAACACCGTCTACCAGTCGGCGTTCTACCAGACCGGGGTGTTCCGGTCGGACGCCGATCTGGCTCGCAAGCTCGCCGGCGCCGGTATCACCTTTCAGGTTCCGTTCTGGAAGGACCTCGACGACACTGAGAGCGACACCGCGTCCGACGACCCGGACGACATCGCGGTGCCGGGGAAGATCGGCACGGGCAAGGATCAGGCGCGCCGCCAGTTCCGCACCCGCGGCTGGTCGTCCATGAACCTCGTGCAGGAGCTGGCCGGTTCCGATCCGATGCAGCGCATCAGCGAGCGGTCCGCCGCTTACTGGGGCCGCCAGTTCGACAAGAATGCCGTCGCGTCCATCCGCGGCGTGTTCGCCGACAACATCGCCAACGACAGCGGCGACATGGTCGAGGACATCTCGATGGACACGGCCGGCACCCCGGCGTCGACGAACCTCTTCAGTGCCGAGGCGGTCATGGACACCGCCCAGACGCTCGGCGACGCCAAGCGTGACCTGAAGCTGATCGTCATGCACTCCGTCGTGCACACCCGTCTCGCGAAGAACGACCTGATCACGTTCCGCCCCGACAGCGAGGGCAAGACGTGGCATGACTACTTCATGGACTGGCGTGTGATGGTGTCCGACCAGTGCCCGGTCGTACAGGGCAGCAATCAGCTGCTCTACCACACCTACATGTTCGGGCAGAACGCTGTCGGCTGGGCCGAGAGCCCGGTCGCCAAGCCCTCGGAGCTCGAGAGCAAGCCGGCCGCCGGCGGCGGTGCGGGCATGGAGACGCTGTGGACCCGTCGCCAGTTCGCGATCCACCCCTACGGCGTGAAGTGGACCGAGAACACGGTCGGCGGCGAGTTCCCGACCAACGCCGAGCTCATGCTCGCCGCCAACTGGGACCGCGTCTATCCGGAGCGCAAGCAGCTCCCGATGGCGCTGCTGATCACCAACGGCTAAGGCCGCTGGTTCGCCGATCGCCGCCGGCTAAGGCCGGCGGCGGCACCGGCCCGGGAACGGTTCACGGGACGGAGTTCAACCCCAGACATCTGCTAGGCCGAAAGCCTACCAAGACCCACGGGAGACTATCATGACCACGTTTCGCAAGTTCGACTGGAACCGCGCTCGCAGCGATTTCTCGACCCTGTTCACCGACTTCCACGAGTTCGAGACCGGCGACTGGGTGATCACCACCACGGAGGCCGGCGCCGGGGACGCCACCGAAGCTGTCGGCAACCTCGCTGGCGGTGTCCTCGTCGTCACCAACGACGCGGCCGACGACGACAAGGACTTCTTCCAGTGGGCGGGTGACAAGGGCGCCGTCGCGGAGACGTTCAAGTTCGTCAGCGGCAAGAAGCTGCAGTTCGCGTTCCGCGGCAAGCTGTCGGACGCCACGCAGTGCGACTTCTTCGCGGGCCTCTACATCACGGACACCGACCCGGTCGGCGGCCTGACGGACGGCATCTACTTCCGCAAGCTGGACGGTTCGACCACGCTTTACCTCGTGGCCGAGAAGGACAGCGTCGAGACCACGCTGGCCGTCGCCACGCTCGCGAACAACACCTATGTCGCTCTCGAGTTCTACTACGACGGCGGCGATCGCATCAGCGCCTTCGTTGACGGTTCGCGTGTCGGCTCGATCGCCGTCACGACAGCGCCGGACGACGAGGAGCTGGCCCTGTCCTTCGGCATCCAGAACGGCGAGGCCGCCGCGAAGGTGCTGTCGGTCGACTACATCGGCGCCTCGCAGGAGCGCTAATCACCGCCTACTGGCGGGGGCGTGCGGCGGTTCCGCCGCACGCCTTGCTAACAGGAGGGCCGGATGGCCAACACGCAGGAAGTGAAAACCGCCGAGGCGCGCAAAGAGGCTCGGCTTCAGGCGCAGGAGAAGGCGAAGCTGGCCGCCGAACGGGACATCCGTCTGTCGAAGGCCGAAGTGCTGGCCGGTCAGCAGGCCAGCCCGAAGCCGGCCGCGCCCGTGCTCACACGCGCGCAGCGCAAGATTGCCGCTCGTCAGGCCGCCGAAGCGCAGGCCGAGACGGACGCCAAGCTGCGCCCGGGCAATGTCGACGCAGTTCTGCCGCCGCTCGACCCGTCGCGTCCGCCCTCGCTCCGTGACCTGAACCGCCGCGCGAAGTTCATCTCGCATCAGCAGCGCGACGTCGCGCGCGATGCGGCGAGGGCCGCCGGCGAAGCCGCGTTCAACGTGCTGGCCGATCGTAAGGGCCGTGGCCGCCCGGTCGACGCGGTGTCGCGTCATCAGACCGTGGCGGCGGCCGAAGCCGCCATGGCGCGTGTTCGCGCCTCGCAGGAGCTGCAGAAGTGAACAGGGCGGCGCTCGCGGCCTACATCGACGCTGAGCGCCGCCGGCGCGCGCGTATCGCGCGCGCGTCTGCGCCATTTTCGCCGTCCGACCTGTTCCAGTCCGGCGACATCCTGCTCTGGTACGACCCGTCCGATCTCACCACTATGTTCAAGGACACCGCTGGCACGCAGCCGGTCACGGCCGATGGTCAGTCGGTCGCGCTCATGCTGGACAAGGGCCAGTGGGGCGGGAAGACGCT